GATAAACCGGATATGTGCCATAGGGCGAATAAGCGACAGTAGTTCCTTGTGTACTTGTTGCTAATATAGTTCCTTTAATTCCAGTATCCGATCGTGTAGGTGGCACATTTGATGTCCCAATGGAACATGAATACATTGCTCCATTTTTTATAATTGAATGACTTTTATTCGCTACCGCAATTGGAGTGACATTATAATAATACATGTACATGTTAGTGAATAAACCACGATGGCCGCCTTGATACAATTCACTCAATAGCATATTTTTCTTCTCGATAACTAAATCAACCTCACCAGTCAATACATTTCGTCTGGTGACTTTAACATCTCCCCGAATACTCGGCCCTATTAATATTGACTGTCTTGTTTTCACAGATACCTACACCTCCACCCATAATATAGATCTAACTCCTACACTTGCACCGACTGTTTCATCCAATTGCTTCGTAGTAAAAATAATCTCACGCCATTCAATATCCCTGATAGCAACAATTGGTTCAACGTTTTCATCTAATTGTACTTCTATCAATGTATTTAATACCCAACTTATACCCACAACTCCACAGTATGCACCAACGTTTTCATGTGCAGAAACATTAATATATGGATCAAATGCTTCTTCCCAAACAATCCCTTGAACGCCACAGTAGGCACCGACTTTATCATTTAATCCATCATCACCCAACGAGGCTTCAATTGGGTACGTGACTAACGGTGTAGTAATTAAGTACCTTGTAATTCTCTCACGTTGCACTTTATAAGCGACTAATGCAGCCAAATAAAAATCAGGTTTTATATCAGGTCCATAATAGTAATACCGGACACTATAAACAGTCTTAATTCCGCCAATACGTACAGGTAAAATATGCTCTGAAGCATAATTCTCGCTTTTGGCAATGTATTTTATTTGAGTGTCGCCCGCTATAGTATCATCATTATGGTAAAACAACAGTACATCTTTCGTATGATCCATAAACAACTTCGGACGTTTTCCATAGGCAACACGTCTCACCGCTGCATCTCTATATGGATACTCTATCAGCCATATTTCCGATTCTTCTAATTCAGGAGGAATCAAATCAACCGCCAGGACGTAATTCCCATTCTCATCGAATGTGATCGTTGGATTGTTTGCCCCGGAAGGAACAAACAGCAATTGTTGTTTCCACTCGAATTCGGTAAAATCACTATTCGATTTTGCCATCCATATTTCACCGGCATTGTTTTTCCAAACAACCCAAAGCCGTTCTGAATACGGGTGATACCGGTCTTGATTTATTTCTGTTGTATCTCCGATCACTGCTGGGCCAAAACACCAACCAAATTCGTCCGGGAACGTTAATACATTATCCTTTGCAAACAGGTTTTCCAATACACCAGTTACAAACTGTTCAGTCGTTTTTTCGCTATAAAGCCAATATGTAGGTTCGTAATCCCCCATAGGATTATGGGGAGAATCTTTCCATGTAACGGGGTTTCTACTTTTGTTAGACCGGTTTAAACCGTTCTTGATATTGTCATTCCAGTCCAATCAAATCCCCCCACTATCAATAAATAAAAACGGGGAGCAGGCAACCCACTCCCCTAACTATTAACCATTATTATCATTGCCGTTATTTCTATTATGTCTCTTTTCATTTCTATTGGAATTTTCAACACCATTTGGGGCAACAACTTCTTCCCAAAAGTCGATTCCAAAGGTACGCGATTCCCTCAATTCTTTCGCTTCAGATTCATTCACAGTCAGGCGTCCATTCTCAAACTGCTTCCATCCAGTAGAAATTTTCACCCGCAGCGAACGAATCTTTGAAATAAAGGCAATCTTTTTATCAGCCATGTTACAATCCTCCTTGTAAAACAAATAGATAAGGGAGGCTAAATGCCTCCCCTATCATTCTGACTAACTTCCGGACTTAAATTTTGCGTTTTTCACAACTCCGAAGGTTTTCTCCAATCGGAACTCCGTACCAAATTCGGTTTCGTATTCGTCAATCATACCGTGCATGGTTTTTTGCTGTAAATCCTTTCGCAGCACAGTATCATTGAAAATCCGGAGATAGGTATTCTTCATATCAACGAAGAACCCCCATCCAGAATAATAATTATCGAAAATCTTGGACGGAGTAAGTATAACTGAACCACCGGATGAGCAGGTGTATTTCAAGAGAGATAGGCCATAAGCCTTTACGCCATCTTCAACCTGCACCCGTTCTTTGGCAAATCGGCTAATTTTTGCAATAAACTGATCACCGCAGACAAACAGTTTAGTCCGGCTGCCGTATTTAAGGACTTCGATACACATATCGTCGAAATCCAATTCCGTAATTACATTATTATTGCAATCGAATACATTCGTACTGATACGCGAGAGTAATCCTTGCGTCTTAAAAATCTGACGTTGCGAATCATGATAACGTTCGCCGAAAAGGATAATACGCTCCATACCAACCCTATGTTGGAACAGTGCTTCTCGGCGCAACCGGTTCCGTTCGGAAGTGCCGGCCCGTTTTGCAACTTCCTCGGCATGCCTGGAAATTTTAATAGGTGTATTCAACGTCTGTACGTAATTGTAATGCAAAGTCGGCTGAGTAGAAATAGCTTCCGGAGTGGTGTAACCGTCCTCCATTGCGTTCGGCATGACTAAAATTGCATCATCTTTATTAATATCGGCAGCCCCAGAAGAACCGTAAGCACGAGCCAACCCTGAAAGCGTATTGTTAGTAGTATTAACTGCGCCAACTCGGATTTCCTCACCCGTTCGCGGAATCTTAATGATCATCCCTGGCGCAATGATAGAGGCATCTGTCACAGTCAACTCAGTTGCGTTCATACCAGCATTGGCCTCGGCCTTTGTCCACCATGCCATCGGTTCGTCATCATAAAACTCATACCGAATGGTATCTACCGGCTTTTTTCGTGCCTTCAACAACATTACGATAAAAGGATCCTCTTGCGGATGTAACTCAGCAATTTCCTTGTCGCAACGAATTTCTAACCGGCTCCCGGTGGCTACCGGATCAACACTTCCAATGGTCGATTTCGTGACCATGCCTTGATTAGCGAAAAATTGAAGATTAAATCCTTTTAAAATCTTATCCATTATCCTTTCTCTCCTTTCAAATACTTAAAAATGCGCAAACGAAAAGACAATGGATTCAATCATCCATTGTCTTAATCGTCAAATATACCTTTTGGTTTTTTTGGATCTCCAAATATTTGCCGTCGCTCGGCCTCCTGCGGAGTTAGTTTCCCGACTTGGCCGTATTGGCTACGCGGTACTCCACTTCCGCGGGAAGCACCCATCCTTAGACCAGCTTTGGCAGGATTCCGTTTTGCTGTCCGGTTGGCCAATGTTTTCTGGACTTTTGCCATCTGATACGCCTGTTCCAATCCGTTGGGAACATTATGCAATCCTGGATACTGTTGCAACACCATCTGCATTTCCGGCCAATAATCCTCCAATGATTCGCCCCGTCTGAGCAGTTTCCGTTCCAGCCCTCTGAACTCCCTGTCCAATTCTGCCTGGGTTTTTACCTGTGTAACATTGTTCATAATTGATGACAATACGCTGTGAAGCGCATATCCAAGTTGAGTCCCTTGGATGTTAAGTTCCTCCCTGATAACATCCCGAAGCGTTGCAACAGGGTCCGTCATCAACTTCTCGGCAAATTCCTCTGCCGACACTTTCCCCTCATCAAAAACGGAGTGCTTCATCTGCGGAATCTGTCCCGGATACCCTTGTGGATACCCAGATGGGTCCATCGTAGGCATCATCTGCTGCGGGGGTACCGGAGTCTGCCCCGGAATCTGTCCTGGCATCATCGGCTGCAACCCTAATGCCTGCTGAATCTGGGCCTGTTGCCGTTGCAACTCCATAATCAACTCGGCATCGTCCAATTCATCCAGATCAACATCCGTGTCATCCTGTTGCTTCCCTGCTACTTTGCCACCACCCTTTTCCAGCCGCGCTTTATCGCGGAGAAACGCTTTTTCAAGTGCCTCTGGAGTGGCATAGTTTTGAAGGTCAACCGGAAGCCCCAATTGTTCCCTTTGCCTGATATACGCCTGAGCCAAACCACCAAATGTTTTATATTTTCCTGCAAATAACTGTCCACCTTCCTTGGTTTCGTCCCCGGCTTCATCAGGTGCATCATCCGATTCGTTCCCGGCCTCCTCCACATTGTCCTCGGGTTCAAAAATGGAGTCCTCTTGCACATCGTCAAAGGACTCTTGTTCCAAACCCTCACCTTGCGAAAGTACGCCGTTTTCGTCGAAAATCATTAATCAACACTCTCCTTTAAAAATCATTTTGATTTATCTTCAAACAGCTATTGATGTAATGCAAAAGTTCCCGAAGCGACTTGGCCCTGCCCTGCCACTCCCTGAACTCTCGCTCGTCTACATCCTGTAGCCGTATGAGAACCTCATTATGCCTGTCCTCTAATTCAGCTGTTATCACGGAAAGAAGCTCGCTATTACGATATTTGGCTATAACTTCCCGTCTATACTGGATGGTATCGTTATCACGCATTATCACCGCCTCCAAACATATTGGCTAATTGTTGAGCCGCACTAAGACCACGCTGGACCATATCCATCTCATGGATCTCAGCCGCCTGTTGCTGCTGCTGGGCTTGGGCCTGAGCCTGTTGCTGCTGTATCATTTGTGCTATCAATTGCTGCTGTTGCATCTCGGCCATTACTTCCTGCTCAGGTCTGAGGATGTCTAAGAAGTCTTTATCAAAAGCCTTAAACAGCATCTTCCGGAGCTTGTACTGATCGACAAACCGATCCTGAGCCGCAATCGGGAACAATTGCATCAACTGTTGACGTTTGATCTCTTTGTTGGCGGTCGGGTCGATATTAGCCGTAGCCGGTCTGTAATCGTGTTCCCCAAATGTATCCCCAACATCAACCATCCTCCAGGCCATTGCCCCTTCTTGGTCAGCGAATTTGGCCAAACGCGGCTCCTCGATAAATTGCTGATTGTTGAGATCCATTAAATAGGCAAGCCGCTTAATGCCCATGCACTCAAACAGTTTCAATTTGACGCTATATCTGGTGAAGGCATTATCATTATTGAGCTTGGCGTTGGTCGCTGTCCGCTCGGTACCAATCCCTCTCGTAATAGGAGGTGTTGGCAAAGCCGTTTCCATGTCGGCTTTGATAATCGCTTCTTCCTGATAAGCCGATGCTGTTATATCCTGCGTTATCAACGGAATAACACCATCAGGCCGAGTCGTATCAATAATATTGTTTGGTTTCGACACTAATGCCGAATCCGGTATAGACGGATCAGTCCGGACCCACATCCGGTTGAGGATCATTGATACATTATCGATCCGTTGGTTTCTGTTGGTATCCAATTCTGCCTGCAAGTGTTCCAGAATCTTGGTCGCCGGACGCCCATAAAATTGTCCTCGGACCGGCTCGTAACAGGCAGTGACAATCGGAATTTTTCGATGCCGCCAATATGGATTAGGTCCGGAATACGCTAGCGCATACCGGTTGACAAGTACGGCGTGTTTGTCCGCTTCCCAATAATGCAAAACCTCGTATAATTTCAACCGGTCGCTATCCATATTCTCGCTGCCATCTTGGTCATAAACACCATACCGGTTCCGCTCTTCGGCTGTATTCATGTCCGTCCGGCCATACCTGGAAATCTCTTCTCGGTCTAACTGAAACACTGTGCCAACCTGTTGTTCTTCCAGCATCCGGAGATAATCCATCAGGTCATCCCATGTCATCCACTCCCTGATAAACACAAACCGATTCGCATCCGGCGTACACTCTTGCGCCCGTGGATCCGGCCAAAAGTCAAAAAAATCAATGTTCACTAACTCGTTATCATCCCAAATGACTTCCTCCTCTTCGACGATTTCGTATATTTTTTCGACGTTCGGTAATTCCGCTTGAAAACCTTCCAGCATCTCCGGAATAACCATCGGTATTTCTCGCCGTTTACGGACGGTCTCCACTTCATGCCGCCATCCGACGGCCATGATGGCCACATGAGAGACAAGATAGTCAGTAACAAACTGATACGCTTTCATTTCCCATTGGTTTTTCTCCAGCTGGTTGTCCACCAACCCTGCCGCAAGTTCAGCCTTTTTCTCCAGTTCCTCGGCACGCATCAGTTCTTCCGGCCGTTTGTATAGCGGAACAAACTCAATATATGGCCTAGACTGAGTCAGGGCCTGGACTATTTGGGCACGTAGAGTGTCGAGTAACTCATATGTCCGCGGAATGTGCAGGCTTGACTGACCAGGTATTTGCTCCCTGTACCCCTCATACTGCTGCCAAAATTTTATCTCATCGTCCTCAAAATTTTTTCGGTATGAGTCCGCATAATCGAAAAGGTCGAGTAATTCCCGCGTCTCACGATCACGTGAATCCTCATTCATCGCATACATTTCTTTATTCAGTTCGAGGCCTTGCTCATTAAATTTATCCATGTCAGTCCTCCAACAAACTATGGATTTGTTAATTAATCAGTCAGGTAATAAATCTCCATCGGCATCTCTAGATCCAATATTGCTTCAGCCATCGTGTTCGGCATCGCAAAAATATAAAAATTGCGGAGGCCGGACCTGCCCCGGCCTTACGGGAACGGAGGTCATTTCTCCCTGGTACTCTACCCCGCAATAATTAATACCCTGTTATGCTACTAACCTTCGGAGCAATATCACGCTCGCGCCGTTTTCTGCGGTATATCTGTTCCTCGGCCGTGACCGCTCTCGGCGGTCTGCTCATGATACCATATCTGATTGACTCCGGTCCGTGGTCCTCGCATTTGTCGCTTACGTCATTTGGATCGCGCTCATCTCGTACTAATGCCGGCAGGGTACGGATTAGGTTGTAACAATTGTCAAATATATACAGTTTTGGCGACATCCCGCCAAACTCATCAGGTTGCGGCAATAGGTACTCGTGCAATGCCTGCCATCCTTGGATTCGGCGGTTGTCCGCTTTTATCAATCCATACAATCCCTCTGCCTGCATAATCTCCACGCCACTCATACCGGTTTCGGGCCGGTGCGGATTGGTCTGCCGCCGGTTCCACAGGTCCGGGCTTGCAACGGTGTAGGCGTAATTGACATTTGGATCACTCCACGCCAATATCTCTTTTGCGGCCTGACTCAATGTCAAATCCGGCTTGTATAGCTCTTTGACGATATAACACGTACCGGAACCATCAACGGCCCAATCGTAACACGCAGTACAGTCCAAACCGTAATCAAGAGACCGAAATCTAGTCCACCAATGCGGAATCTCGATCGGTTGTATAACGTGTACATCTCGCCGCCAGCAGGAAAAATATTGTCCGGCAAATATATCCCAATCCCCATCCTCCAACATCCTCCGGTCCGCGTCCGGCAGCTTTTTGAGCCGCCGAATATAGTCAGGGTCTTTATCCAGCAAGTACGGATTGTCTTTGACTTTTGCCGGAATAAATAAATACGTGAGCCCGTCATCGTCCGTCCACATCTCATACGGTTTGTGTCCGTCAATAAACGTCTGTTTGTGCCATACGTGGCCAATGTTTCCAGGGTTTGTCGCCAGGTCGATGCCTTTTGGATGGTTGTTTGCACCACGGCAACGGCTGACCATGTACGTTATTTGATACTCGCTGAAATGGGTTGACTCATCAAATCCTATACGGTCATACTCCGCTGATTGGTATTTGGTCACATCGTTTTCAGACTCGCAGTACCCGAATTCCAAAGTTGAACCATTAGCAAAATACCAAATATGCTTGCTCTCGTTGTATCGTCCCAGGGTCCTAGGTATCATCTCAAGACTGAGCCGGATGATGGACCGCTGGAGCTCCGGAAATGTCCGCCGGAGAATGAGGCATTTTGCCCCAGGATGCTGCAAACAATACAAAAAATGTTTTATTAGCAATCCATGAGATTTACCGCCGCCGGCCGCTCCGCCGAATAACGTAAAAAACGCCGGAGACTCAACGAATTTACGCTGCAGTGGCGTTATAGTCAGATTGAGATTTATTGTTGTCATCAATCGGTCCCACCTGCAGCAGCATCGCCGGGCTGCTCACTCTCTATTAGGTTTATTTTGACCTCAAAGCCACCGGGGGTGTGTAATTCGGTTTTCGTCTCTTGTTTGTTACTCCATCGTTTATAATTGTTGATCAAGTTAAAAATTGCTCCAGCAGGATTTTTTGCTTTAAACAGTTGTTCCTCGGCATACTGTTCGATCCGTGCTTTTGCCATTTTTATCGTGTCAGAATACTCGTCTCTGTCCTCGTAATCCAATAATGTTTCTCTCGTTGTCCCAAGTGCAACAGCCAATCCCGTGATTGTATACGGCTTAACTTGTTGTCTAATCGTCACAAGTTCCTCGCCACCTGTTTCCGGATTTTTTCTTGTCAAATAGGTCCCGCGCGCCGTCATTACTGGCACGTCCTCCCAGCACGACTCAAAATAAGCATCTATTTTTTCCTGCAGCACCTGCACAGTTTTAAATTTTAACGGTCTACCCATGATCTCGCCTCCTCCAAACAAAAGCCGCCTGAAACATTGTTTCAGACGGTCCACTCCGCGTCCGGTTTTCCCCACCAGCCCCCACAATATAAATATATCACGAATAAGCTGGATTATCATATTCAATCTGTATTCGATTTGTATCCAGTTCCCG